ATGGCGAGGAGTGGCGAGATGTCACTGGAGACAATGTGATTGGAGGTCTTGCGTGGGAGCTTCAAGAGGCGCGTGACCGCATCAAGCGGTTGGAGGAGGCTCTAACTTCCATCGGTGAATACTGGAACCGTGATACCAACGAGCGAGCAATGGAGGACGCTTGCTGGTATGCAGTTAACACCGCTGCCGATGCACTAGAAGCCAAGGAGGCAAAGCTGTGATTGCGGACTTTGAACCGGGAGAACAGTCGTCCCACTGTGACATCATCTGCCCACATTGCGGATGGAGCTACCAAGCAGAACCGTGCGACGGTGATGCGTCCGAAGACCCGTCAGAGCATGAATGCGATGAGTGCGGAAAACTGTTCGTACTCTACGCATCCATCAGCATCACCTACCACACCAAAGCCAAGGAGGCCAAGCTGTGAGCGAACACTTTACAGCAAGCCATCGCGATGAACTCTTGAAGGAGAACAGGAAACTTAAAGACCGCATCAAGCGGCTGGAGGAGGCGGGTGACAGGATGCGACTGTTCTGCGCTGATCCTGATGACTGTTTCGCTTGGGACAAAGCTAAGGAGGCCAAGCTGTGAGCCAAATAGTCGATGCACACGTTGCATATTGCGCAGCAATCAGCGATCTGAGTCGGGACAAGACAGAACTTCTTGAGCGTATCAAGCAGTTGGAAGACCGCATTCACCGAGCCGCTATGGCGTTCTTCCGAGACGGCTCAGACGGACATGTTGCGAGTCAAATGCTTCAGATTCTGGAGGAGGAGAGGGGGAAGCTGTGAATGTCGCGTTCGTTTACAAGCACAGAATGACCAACGAGGTGCTTGTGGTGGACATTGAGCGCGCACGCGAACTCGATGCAGCCAGACCATACTGGCAGCACGTTTCAACCGTGAATCCCATCTCCATCCTGCAACTCATCGTCAAAGCGAATGGGCGAGCCAGGACCAAGATCATCAAAGAACTAAGCGAGAAACCATGACCATCGAAGAAATGAGAACCATCGACGCCGTGAAGACCTACAAGGAGCTGGAAGAAGCCAGAGCCAGGATCGCGCACCTGGAGGCAGCACTCCGCCGGATCGCCAATCAAGACTACCGTGGCAACCGATCAGAGGAATCCCAGATCGCTTTCGAGGCGCTGAAACCATGATCACCAAACTCCACGAACTCCCGAGCGATCACCCGCTGCGGAACACAGCCATCCAGCACATCGACGTGCGGATCAAATGCCGTCACACCGGCTCAACCCGGGACCCGCGCACCTGGCGCATCAAGGGCGATACATACAACCGTTTATCAGATACCTGGCAGAACAACTTCGACTTTATCCTGCAATGAAATCAGCTCAACAGATCCAACAGGACGGCACTGGAATCTATCGTTTGACCAAGAAGGACGCCGGGGAGGCCTATCGGGCTGCCCGGAAGGTCAAGATCGAGTTCACCAGCTTCTTTACCAGGAAGCGCGGGAAAGGCTCCAAGTGAAGGACTTCGACGTAGCACGCACCATGATTGAATACGGTGGATCTTTCGTTCGCAAGCTAGGCGCCGCGGCACTTGTAGCCGACTCAGACAACCTGGCGAAGATCAAGTCAACCTGGCCCGACTACTGGGCTCAGTACGACCGGATGGCAAAACAACTTTCGGAGGTCGAGAAACAAGCCTCCAGGTAGACACAACAACAACGACACAACAAAGCAAACACATGGGAATCACAGTATCAACGAAACCGAGCGGCGGGAACTTCACACCCTGCCCCGAGTACACAGGCCGAGCGGTCTGTGTCGACATCACACCGCTCCGGGCCTACGAGACCGAGTACGGCATCAAACAGAAGTTCAAGATCGCCTTCGAGCTAGATCTGATCGACCAGTCACGCAATCCGGTGCAGCCCTGGGTAGTCATGACGGCGCCGATGACCGCCAGCCTGCACGAGAAGGCCGGCCTGACCAAGTTCCTGAAAGACTGGCATGGCCGAGCCCTTACCGCCGAGGAGACCGTCAGCCTCAACCTCGACAACCTGATCGGCCGACCAGCCACCGTTGTGATCGTTCACGAGCAATCAAGGGACGGCACTAAGACGTTCAGCAACATCAAGCTGATCATGCCCCACAAGAGCGGCGAGCCCCTCCAGCCATCGGGCCTGTGGGTACGCCTGGAGGACAGGCCGCCCAGGGACGACGACAAGGTAAAGACGGTGACGCCGGCTACCGCGGCTCCGGTCAAGATCGCCGAGGTCAAGGTGCACGTCGGTAAGTTCAAGGGCGTGGCGCTCTCGGAGCTGACCCCGGACGCCGTGCGTGGCCTGGCCGAGCATTGGCTGCCCAAGGCCAAGGTCTCCAGCGGCAAGACGCCTGAAGACATTGCACTAATCGCCGCGGTTACAAAGCGCCTTGAGGAGCTGGCCAAGGCCGACGAGCCCGACTTTGACGACGTGCCATTCTAAGCCATGAAGACCCGCAAACCCACGATGAAGCTGACCCACATGGTGCCCGAGGTGGTGCAGCTCAGATCCGAAGGCTACACGCTGGAGGAGATTGGTAAACGGTTTAACCTGAGCCGCCAGCGGATCAATCAGATTGAGCAGGCAGCCCAGAGGCATGAGGAGATCTTGCGGGTGTGGGGCTTCCCGTTCTCGACCAGGACGTTCAACATCCTGGAAAGCCTAGCCATCAAGAGCCGGCAGGAGGCTCTCGACCTTTACAACCTAGGCCACCTGCAGCCCAGGTCGGTGCGTGGGTTCGGGTGGGTATCGTACCGTGAAATCTGCGAATGGCTGGGCGTTCCTACCGTAAGACAGCCATTGACCAAGACCGTCTGCCCTCATTGCGGCAAACAGATCTAACACTTTCCGGCAGCCTGTTGCTGTCGGGGACTCGTGGGTAACCGGGGGCGCGCATCGGGACAAACGCGCAACAATCTCAACCAATAGAACTATGCCAGCCAATCCGACCATCATCTTCGACATCGAGACCGGGCCTTTACCGCTCTCAGAACTCAACATCCCACCCTTCAACCCGGCAGACGTGAAGCTGGGCAACATTAAGAACCCTGACCTGATCGCCGAGAAGCTACAAAAGGCCGAGGAGACTCACACCGCGGACTACATCCGGAACGCTGCCCTGGATGCGCTCTCAGGCCAGATCCTGTGCATCGGATACCGCATTGAGCACCAACACCTCGGTGTGCTCAAAAACGACGGCAATGAGGCCGCCATGCTCCGGGAATGGTGGACCCTGCTCAATTATTATGAACGGCAGCCAAAACTCGTCGGCTTCAACATCAAGGCCTTCGACCTGCCCTTCCTCATCAAGCGCTCCTGGAAGCACCGCATTGCCCCGCCGTACTGGCTGCGCCAAGGCCGCTACTGGAACGACCTGGTGGTCGACCTGCGGGAGGTGTGGCAGCTTGGTGACTCAAGAGCCCATGGCAGCCTCGGATCAATCTGCCGGCACCTAGGCCTCGGGGACAAGACAGGCACCGGCGCCGAGTTTTCATTGCTGTGGAATACAGACCGACAGGCAGCCATCGACTATTGTCTGCGGGACGTGCAGCTCACTCAGCAGGTGGCCGACATCCTGATACCGGCCTATTGAGCGCTGGACACCGCCCCGGCTGTCAGCTAGGGAGCGGCCTGTCGACGTGAGCTGTAGGAGGTGAGCGTCGAAACCAACTGAAGGCATGACAAATTTTATCCCCACCACCACAGGCATTCGCAGCTCCTTCCTGCGATCTCCTACCCTGTGACTGGTGGGGATTCTTATTTGACCCATGATAATCGAACCCGACTTCCTAGATCACTGGAAGACCCGTCTGCTGATGCGGTTACTCGACACCGATGCAGCCCCAAACTACGTCATCCGACTCTGGTCTCACTGCCAGACTAGGAAGACAAACAAGTTCCCAGAGTGGAGCCCGGCTATTCTGGCATCGGTCTGCCGATGGCCCGGTAATGCCGACCAGTTCTGGTCTGCAATGATGCAGACATTCTGCCGGTCCGAAGACGGACACCTGATCGCCCACGAGTGGGACGAGGTGAACGCCAGCCTGATTGCTGCCTGGTCCAATGGAGGCAAAGGAGGGCGCCCAAAGAAACCCACGGGTAACCCACGGGTTAACCCAGAATCGAATCCGGTTAACCCACGGCTAACCCATGGGGTAACCGATAGAGAAGATAGAGAAGATAAGACAGAAAAGACACTAGCTCCGAAGTCGCCTTGGGAGGTTAAGTTCGGCCTGATCCTACCCGAGAAGATTCAAACCAACGAATGCCTTGCTGCTGTCGAGACCTGGTTGGCCTACAAGGCTGAGAGAAAGCAGGGATACAAACGCATCGGCCTATCGGCTGCCCTCAATGCCTGGGCCAAAGAGTTCAATGCTCAGACCTTCCCGGATGCGGTGACGTATTCCATGGCAAACAATTATCAGGGCATATTTGCCTCCAAAGCCCTTCTGGCATCTGGATCATCTCAGGCCGGCTCCTTCTCCACCAACATCTCCGACTACCAATGAACGACCCCTACTATGCCCAGGACGACGAGTTCGGCCTGATTGGCGCCTGTCTCTCCGGTGGTTCGGATGTCTGCCACGAGGTGTTCGCCAAGATCCCGACCCATGCAATCGAGACCGACAGCCTCCGGCACCTGTACGAGATCACCAAAGGCCTGGTCGCCAAGACCGAGCCGGTCAACCTGACCACGGTGGTCAAGGAATGGAAGCGCTCGATGCCTCAGGTCACTCCACCATTCGAGGATCTCAACCGCTGCGACGAGCTGTGCCCCAGCCCGGCCAATCACCCAGCCTTTTCCCAGGCTGTCCTGGAGGCTCACCACAGACGCCAGCTCAGAACCGCTGGAGACCGTCTGATCCGTGAGTCCGCTGTCTCCACCCTATCCGTCGATCAAATCGTCTCTAATGCCGAGGCAGGGCTCAGCGTTGAGGCATCTAAAGAGGAGGTGCAATCTTCCAAGTCCGTTGTCAGCCGGTTCATCGACTCGACCCAGGAAAGATTCTCAAGGCAGGGCCAGCTCTCCGGGATCACCTCGGGCTTCCACAGGCTCGACCAGATGACCGATGGCTTTCAATACGGTGAGCTAGCCATCATTGCAGCCCGGCCCAGCATCGGGAAAACAGCCATCGCCATTGCCATTGCCAAGTCAGCCGCCATCGACTCCCGGATACCCACCCTGTTCATCAGCCTGGAGATGTCCGACGAGTCCATCGTGCGCCGTATGGTCTCGACTATCGGCACCATACCCATGCAGGACATCAAGACCGGCCAGCTCGATCAGGGAGGTATGAAGGCAATGTCCACAGCCTCGGCCAAGATCGCAGGCAGCCCCATCCATTTTGTGTCCGGATCCGGTGTGTCCAACATTGCAACCATTACCGCGGTAATCCGTCGTGCTGTTCGCAAGTGGGGCGTGAAGCTGGTCCTGGTCGACTACCTGCAAAAGATCCATGGATCCAAGGCAGCAGAGAAAAAGACCTACGAGATTGCCGAGGTCTCTGGCAGACTCAAAGGCGTGGCCTCCGATACCAAGACAGCCGTGGTTGCCCTGGCCCAGCTCAATCGAGAGAACGAGAAGGACAAAGGCCGAGTGCCTCGACTGACTGACTTGGCCGACTCAGGGCAGATCGAGAGGGACGCCGACCTTGTGCTACTGCTGAACCGGGAGCGCAACCAACCCCAAGGCGAGGCTGTGATCGCTATCGCCAAACAACGAGACGGTGAGTGCGGCCTGGTGCCTCTGTGGTACGACGGCCAGTACTGCCGCTTCACCGATCCATCGCCCAGTTTCTAAACACCAATGACCACACAATACAGCATCAGCCAGACCCAAGTCCTGCGGGAAGCGAAGCACCTGGTCCGATACGCCATCAAGCACGGCTGGATGTCCTACCCACGCGGCACCCAGATGGACGCCGAGGGCGACCCCATTCCTAACCTGGAGCCTGAGGAGGAGACCAGCAGCCCGATTACACCGGAGCTGTGCAACAAGGCGTTTCTTCTTAGAGAACGCGGAATCACACTGGATAACATTGCAACAGTGTGTGGTGTTCCTCGTGGATCTATTGCTTACATAGTATCAAAGGGTCACGAGGATTACCTCTTAAGGTTGAGAACAGATCCCAATAGCACTAAGGAATCTCTTTGATAATACCCAGAAACAGGTGAACGCGAGAC